TGGCGTTGATAGCGACGCGGATGGCTGAAGGCGAGAGCATGAAGGAGATTGCTCTGAGTTGCGGAATGACGGTGACGGTGATCCGGCGGTGGCTGGAAGATAACGAGAAGCGTAGGGAAGAAGTGGCATTGGCACGCAGGTGCTTTGCTGAGGAGTTGGTGTATGAGGGGTTGCGTGAAGCGCGGGATGCGGATATTGAGACGGTGGGATTGGGGAAGTATCGGACTGAGACGTTTATGAAGATGGCGGGGAAACTGGATCGAGTGTCGTGGGGAGAGAAGGTTGTCCCTGATGTTACGTTTGCGGTGTTGGATGGAACGGACACGGAGATGTTGATGCTGATGCGTGATGAGTTGCAGAGTAGGCGAATGCGGGTTATTGAGAGTGTTGTTGTTAAGGACGCTGCTGAAACGGAGGATGCAGATATTGAAATCCACAATGAAGTCTGAGGGTGTTGATGTTGCAGGCAGTGAAGCTGTGCTTGAATACGAGCGGCAGTTGGCTGCGATTGAAAGTGCGCTGGCGAAGAGGCGGTTGGAGACGTATCGCCCGTATCCAAAGCAGAAGGAGTTTCACGGGATATATGCGCGAGAAAGACTCCTTGCGGCCGGAAATCAGCTAGGCAAAACGATTGCTGGAAGCATGGAAATGGCGATGCACCTGACTGGGTTGTACCCGGACTGGTGGGAAGGAAGGCGGTTTAGTAAGGCCATTATTGCATGGGGTGGTTCGGTGACGGGTGTTGGAACTCGTGACACGGTGCAGCGGTTAGTGGTTGGGCGGCCTGGACAACTTGGTACAGGGTCTATTCCGTTGAAGTGCATTGTTGAGACAAAGACCGCACCTGGCGTTGCGGATGCGCTGGATCACGTGAAGGTCAAGCATGTGACGGGCGGGGTTTCGTTGTTGTATTTCAAGACGTATGAGCAGGGGCGTGAAAAGTGGCAGGGCGAGACATTGGATGTAGTGTGGTTTGACGAAGAACCACCGCAAGATATTTATATGGAAGGGCTGACTCGGACGAATGCTACGGGTGGTATTGCGTTCATGACGTTTACCCCATTGTTGGGCATGTCAAATGTGGTTAGGCGGTTTCTCATGGAGAAACCAGCAAATACTGCGGTTATCACAATGACTATCGATGATGTGACGCATTTCTCGGAAGAGCAGAAAGCATCAATCATTGCGAGTTACCCTGAACATGAACGCGAGGCGCGGTTACGCGGTATCCCGACGTTGGGAAGCGGAAAGATATTCCCTGTATTGGAGTCATCTATCAAGTGTGACGCATTTGATATACCGAGGCATTTTGTGCAGCTTGGCGGCATCGACTTTGGTTGGGATCACCCAACGGCGGCGGTTTGCATGGCATGGGATAGGGATGCCGACGTAGTCTATGTAACGAAAACCCACAGAATGAAAGAAACTACTCCGGTTATGCACGCTGCGGCATTGCGTCCGTGGGGGGAATGGTTGCCGTGGGCTTGGCCGCATGATGGCTTGCAGCACGATAAAGGCAGTGGGAATACCTTGATGGAGATTTATCGCGCACAGGGACTGAAAATGATGGATGAGATGGCGACGTTCGAGGATGGCGGAAATGGAGTTGAGGCCGGACTTATGATGATGCTGGACATGATGCACACCGGGCGGTTCAAGGTGTTTTCGCATCTTGAAGATTGGTTTGAAGAATTCAGGCTGTACCATCGCAAGGAAGGGAAAATCGTCAAAGAATATGATGATTTAATTTGCGCGACCCGCTATGCTTATATGATGCGCCGTTATGGAACTACAGTTGGCGGCGTAAAAAATGTACCATTACGGTATAAACTACGGCGTGTAGCCTAAAGGATCGACAAATGCGAATGACAGAATCCGACTTGCTGAGTTTCCTCGATTCTGAGGCATCAGCGGCGTATAAATTCACTGACGGCGAGCTTGGCAGTGACCGTGATAAGGCATTGAGAGCTTACATGCGAACGCCTTACGGAAATGAGATGGAAGGGCGAAGTTCGGCTGTGTCGTCTGACGTGTTTGATGCGGTTGAAGGAATGCTCCCTGATTTGTTGGAGGTATTCACGGCTAGCGACAAGGCGGTTGTGTTTGAGCCGATTGGCCCGGAGGATGTCGAGATGGCAGAGCAGGTAACGGACGCCTGCAATTATGTGTTCTACAAGAAGAATAACGGGTTCCTGATACTCTACACGGCCATCAAGGACGGCTTGATGCTCAAGACGGGTGGAATCAAGTGGTATTATGAGACGGTCAAGACGCCAACAGTAAGCCGTTATGTCGGTGTTGATGAAATGCAGATTGCCCTGTTTATGCAGGAAAATAAAACGGCTGAAATTGTGCAAAGAGAGTTGGCTGATCCTACGCCGGAAGATTTACGGCAGGCACAAATGACCGGTTTGCCACCACCACAACGCTATACGTTAAAAATAAGGACTATCGAAGAAATAGGGACGGTCAAGGTTTGCGCATTGCCTCCAGATGAATTGCATGTTTCGCGGAAGCATAATTCGATTACGCTGGACAACTGCCCCTATGTTGCACACGTAACAAAAAGAACACTGTCCGAAGTTAGGCAGATGGGGTACACAGTCAGTATAGATGACATCAATGCTGCGAAGAATGATAACTACACGTTGAGTGAATTTGCTAATGAGCGGCAAGGCGGGCGCTTCGGTTGGTGGAACGACGATAATCCTTCAGATGAAACAATGCAAATGGGATTTTTGCGGGACGAGTATGTGCTTGTCGATTACGATGGAGATGGCATTGCAGAGCGCCGCAGGATTGTCCGGCTTGGGGATGTGATTCTTGAGAATAGCGAATGTACGCATGTTCCGATTGCAGCATGGACTCCGTATATCCTGACGCATCAATTTGCCGGAATTTCGGTTGCTGATCTGGTTGAAGACTTCCAGCGAATCCATACAGAGATCGTGCGTCAGCAGTTGGACAATCTGTATCTGGCGAATAACCAGGAAACCATCGTTCAGACAGACCCGCAAGGCAACCCACTGGCAAACATTGATGACCTGCTTAATCGCAGGCCAGGTGGCGTAATCCGAGAGCGTGTTGCTGGTGCAGTACGTCCGTATCAGGTGCAGTGGCAAGGTATTCAGGCCATGCCGATGATCGAGCAGTTGAGCGTGGAGAAGGAAAACCGGACAGGCTATACAAGGTATTCGCAGGGCATGGATGCTGATTCGTTGAATAAGACGGCTCGCGGCATGACCATGATTATGAATGCCAGCGCCAAGCGGATGAAGTTGATGGCGCGGATCATTGCAGAAGCGTTAGTCGCACCAATGTTCAAGGGGATATTCAAGACGTTGACTGAGTTCGGCATGGAGGACATTTCGTTCCGGTTGAATGGGAAGTTCATATCTATAAATCCACAGGAATGGCGCGACCAATACGACATGACAATCAATGTTGGCCTTGGGACTGGTGATGATGTGCAGAAGTCGCAAATGCTCGTGCAGATTGCTCAGGCGCAGGCTGCTGTAGCTCAGTCACCCTACGCGGAACGGCTGCTTAACCCGAAGAAGATTTACAACGTGCAGGCTAGGCTTGCAGAGACGGCAGGGTTCAAGAATCCTGGCGAATTCTGGGTTGATCCTGACAGCCTTCCTCCGGCGCAACCAAAGCAGGCGCTACCTGATCCAAAGATACTGCTGGAGCAGGCCAAGTTGCAGAATGACGTGCATAAGACGCAGGCAGAGATGCAGATCGAACAGCAGCAGGGCGCTATGGAACTTGAATTCAAGCGGAAAGAGGCTGAATTGAATCGTCAGCATGAAATGGCAATGACTGAATTGAAACTGGAATCAGCGGAGCGGATTCGCGCTGCTGAGTTGTTGATTGAGCAAACCGGCGGCATGGAGCGGGCAAGTAGCAGCCAAGAACCTGATAGTGATGACTCCAATGAGCAATCATCAAATGTTAAGATTATGCTAGAACAAATGCAGAATACAATGACCACTCTTGCAGAATCAATATCCGCACCAAAAATAGTTGTAAGAGATGAGGATGGGACTGTTGTTGGCATTCAGACG